CTTTATCACCGTAGGGCAAAGCATATACCACAAAGCAAAGAGAAAGCAAACATTCGAGCAGTGCGTTGGGTACCCGCACGTACATCGGGGTGTCACCGGAACCAGTTACATCAAGTAAGTAACTGGTTCCGGTGTGTACCCGTGCGCAAATCGTTGAGATATCTGAAAAAAAAGATCGCCGCAAGCGGGCGATCGAAGGGGTTTTGAAGGGATGGAAACCATCCCTTATATGAGTTATTGGTAATTACCCGTTGTTGTCAGAAGAAGACGGTTTAGGATCGGCAGATGGAGTCGGCTGAGGGGTTGGCTCAGGAGCTTTAGGCTCTTCAGGAGCAACAAAACCAAGCTCTTCGAGCTTACTTCTCTGCTCAGGATCGTTAAGCGCCTGAAGAAATTCGGCGGGAGAGTTACTAAAAGAAGCGCGAATGTGCGATGGCAAACTTTCAAAGTACTCTGTGGCACGAGCAACAGAATTCTGAGCAGTCTGAAAATCTGTGACGTCAGAAAAGTCACCGAACTGAATCGGGCGCTTTGGCGAAAAAGGATCAGTCAAAAAGCCAGTCTCAGCATATTTCTGAAGGATGCTATCAATCATCGTTTCATCTTTAAAGTGCTGTTGGGTCATTGAAGGGTCTGTAAAAACGATACCTTCAGCAGTAGCATTTGTGTGATTAATTTTGAACTTCATATAAGCTCCATATAAAAAAGTCCTCGCACCACGCAAGGACTGATTAGAAGAATCTCCGTATTGCGGCCGCGTCTGTACTTAGACTTCGGCCTTAGCAGGCGCGGCCGCTTTGAGGTCCTCAATCGTAGAAACAAAAGCAGTCGCGGCGGCAATCTGTGTCGGAGCAGAGGCTACAAGCTCTCCAGTCTCATCAGAGTACTGACCGATCTCATAAAGAAAGAAATCGTCGGGATGCTGACCAACGGTAGTGCGACTATCACGAACGAGATCAGAGAAAGACCGAGATGCATCAGCGGCAGAACGACTAAAGAACGGCGTATTAAAAACCTGAAGTTTCGAATCGAAAACGGAAAAAACTTTAAGGATCATGATTGATTCTCTTCCATAACGCGTCTGAGTTTAGCGGCTTTCAGTTCTTGGACGCGTTCACGAACTGAGAGACGTTGCGGCGAAGCTTCGCCAGTATCTTCAAAATCACGACCTCGCTTTTCGCGAAGACGCTTAATCTCTTCATAACGAACAATATCAGAACGCTCCAACAACTTATCAAAATAAGCTGGAGGATTCATCATAATCTTCTCGCTAAGAATAAGACGGTCATTAGTATAAATGTCAGTCATATACTTTTCACAAAAGTCATGACCAATGCCAGGTTTCAAAGAGCAATGACAAAATTCAGCAACCTTACCATCATAATGCTCAAGCTTCAAAGGACCTGTAATTTTCTTCGTAACATAACGAGCGACGTAAGCGGCAGTCTCAAAGTTGACTGAACCAATCGAACTAAAGCCATAAGGCCAAAGTTTCTCAAGCGTACAGCTACGATATAAGTTATTGCCTCGACGAATCGACCAGAGCTGTTTATCAACAAAGGTCACACCAAAAATAATTGCATGATAGTGAGGACGGCCAAGCTTATCGCCATATTCACCGCACATAAAAAAGCGAAGCTGTTGACCAAAACGGCTCATGAAGTATTTACGCATGCGCTTCATGAACAGCTGAAAATGCTCGTAATGAAGTGAGCCATCAGCAGGCAAATGAGCATCATCATAAGTCAGCGTAAGAAACATGTTGTTCTTATGTGACTTAGCTTCAACAACACATCGAGCGGCCCATTCGCGCGACTTAGAAAGTCTGCAGCCAATACATTGGCCGCAAGGAATTTTGAACTCAGAAAAAGGAATAGCTTTAGACGGATCAAACGTTATCGCATTACGTTGTCCATCTTTAGTCTTCTGACCAGCAAGACGATACGCTGTTATCGGGTGAAAGCAAGGCATTTTTCAAGACACGTAATATGAAGCTCACGAAGAATCGTCTCACGAGAAGAGCGAGAACGAACCTGAAATGAACAAAGAGCGACCCAAGGGCGATCGCGATAAAGCGTCCAAGTCACCAACTTGCGACGACCAACATAGCTTTCTTCACCAGGGATAAGCCAGCAAACGCCAAAGTCTTTAAGAGTAAGCCGAAAAGCCGCAGTAGCCATAGCGCAGTTCCAAATGAAATTGAGATGTTCAAAATGATAACTATGACGACCGCGGCAGGTAAATAGGGTTAACGCTTAAATGCGAAAACCGCCACGCATGGGCGTAGCACGAGTATTCAAAGTCTTCGTGCGTGATGCACCTTTACGGAAAATACGCTTAGATGCCTTACGAGAAAGCTTATGACGGCGACGAGACATATAAACCTCACTTTTTAAAAAGTTTCTTGACAGCCTTGAAGGCCTCCCAAATAGCTGAACCAGAGTTCAGCAAAACTTTTACGAACTTTAAAATAACATCTGTCATTTTGCAAGATGAGCCGCACCAATAGCTGAATTCGTAACTGGTGCAGTTGAATTAAAAGGATTAATCAAATTCATCCACTGACCAAACTTCCAGGCGCCCGAATGCTCTTTCATATAATCAAAAGCTAACTTCTGCTTCTCAGAAGCAATAGCAGAATTCTGTGTCATAAACTTCGCTTGCTTCAAATTCTCTTCTTGAATCTTATTAGCAATCTCCTGACCTTTCGTTTGTGACCACATCAAATTCGAGGAAGAATCAGCAGCAACAGACTGAGCGCGTTTCAAGCCTGCATCTGCCTGCAAAGCAGAATTCTGAACGTAAGTCTGTTTCTCAAGAGCATCTTTCAGATTCTTCTCAGAATGCTGAGTTGACGTTTCAGCACCAGACTTCATAGCGCCAGCGAGATCAGGCGCAACAATCGGAGGCGCATTACCAGAAGCGCCAGAACCGCCAGCAGAAAGAATTGGATTAAGACCTGCTTTACGAAGATCTTCAACTTCCCACTGGTGACGATTCTGCATCGCCTCTTTCTGATGCTTCCAACCAACATAAGCAGACAAGGCAGAACTGCCGAAATTAACTACACCGCCTATCGCTTCAGCCAAACCGAAACCCATAATTACTGTCCTAAAGCAAAAATGACAACAGTACTGACGACGGCAAGCCAAATAACTAAAGCCATAACAACTCCTTAGAAGTGATCAACCAAGCCAGGCACTGAATACACAGGCATCGGACGAGCACACTTCAAACGAATATACGAGTCAAACAAAAACTGCGGCTCATTCTGAACAGCGATTACACGCGCGACGGGCGGATCATCCTGAATGAATTGCGAAGACAATGTCGGCAAAGAAGAAAACTTCTGAGCAAGATGCCAGGAATCGAGCGGCTGCGGATCAGTTGAACGGAACTTACCAGTAATCTGACCAGGATAATAACGATACTCGGCATAACGCTCTTGATAGCCAAAGACCTTATCGTCATCGGCAGTACCTTGCGCATAAATCTCTTTGTTGAGAACAGCTTGTTCGCCAAGATGGGCAAGCACAGGCCAATAAAAGTCAAAACGACCTTGACGCGACCACATGCGATTCAAGCCTTGCTGGTAAGTCAAATCAGCACGGACGTTCACAAAACCAAAAACATAACCATGTTCGACAAAGGACTTCGAGAAGCCATGGAATGAATCTGAGACAACACCAAAAGCGGCCAAATTACCTTGCGGCGTTGTGTCATTCGTAGCAGATGTCTGCTGCACAGGATTGATCGAAATACGAGCAGACGAACCACCGAGGTATTCAGGACGCTGGAGACGAGCATCAGGCGAAATTACACCAAAATGAGAACGCAAGATTTCTGTATATCGCGTACCTCCGCGAGCGTCACGTTCATAGAGCTTCTGAACCTGGAAAGCTTGACGAAGATCGTTGATAGAAATTGGAGTGGCAGACGACAAATTAGCAGTACCAGTCAGAGCAGGAATGGTAACGCCTACATTAACAAAAGAAGTAGAACCAGGTGCAGAGCCCTCGGAATTCTGCAAATAGAAAGAATCAATTACACGAGAACGAGAACCAGTATCGAGCCTATAAGTCTTCGCATAAGGGAAAACAGTCAAAGCACCTTTCTCATTAAGAGCGATCTGACCAAGATTATTTCCAGCAGGAATACTCACATCAGCAGAACCGCCAATCGAAATTTCAACACCAGGTCCTTTCTGCGGCCAGGGCAAACATGACGTGAAATAATCGTGACGCTTACCACGGCGAACTAAGCCGTAATCAGACAAATTGTCAGGACCGTCGCCAGTCGGAACTTTCAAAGATTCCTGAAGATTCTCGTCTCTAAACCACTCATTGAAAATGAGGTTATAAGCGCGGAAAGGAAGCGCATTAACCTTAAGCGCTTTATCCACATTCGTAGGAAGGCCAAAATAATCCCAAAGCGTCTGATTCCGAACATTCGTGCCAGAAACGGTAGGAATCAAAAAGTCCGTAGAGTCAGTAGGATTTTTCTGCTCACCATTGAACTTCTGCCAGTTGTCCCAAACAAGGCGGTTGGGAACAAAAAAGAAGAAAGTCTCCAAATAAAGATTGTCCATGAACGGGACAATAGGAGTAGCCAAACGAGCAAATAAAGTAGCTGTCAGCTTAAAAGAATCTCCGGGAAGAACCTCATCAACATAGAAAGGCACAAGATAACCAGAGTTAAAGGTTGTCTTATATCCATGAGAACGGTCAAAGACCGATCGAGGAATCTGAGTCGAAGGAATCTGAGAGAACAGATGCTGAGTAGAACGATTAACTGATGACATCTAAAAATCCATAGCTATAGATAACAAAAAAGGCGGCTAGGTCCGAAAGCCCTCTCGACCTAACCGCCTTACG